CGTGGAAAATTACCGATATTGCTTTAAAGAACACTTGCTTTAAAAAAAGTCAAGTGATATTATCACAGTAGTGGGAGATTCGACATGCCAACACCATTTGAAAAAAGACCGTTCAGTATGTTCTCGGTTTCGGATGAAATCACTGTCAATCGAGTCGGGAAGCGAGTGACAATCAAAGGGCGGGATGGAACTTTTACGGATTCTGATTCTGTGGAATCGAATCTCCTTTTTGAAATATTGAAAGTGCTTAAGAAAAAATGAGTTATGATTTTAGAATGAGGATTTATGGCTGGTAAAAAAGGAAGAAGCGGACGCAGACCCATGAGTGAAGAATGTCTACGCCTTCGTGTACTTCAAAAAGGGTGGGAGCTTGCTGACGAAGATTTAAATAATCCTTCCCTTGATATGGAAATCAAGAGAGATATTTATCTACGATTAATCTCCAAAGACATACCGACAGAATTTTCAGGCAATGTTACAGCTCAAGTAACCCAAATGCCCGCGATCCAGAAAGAATATCCTGGTGAGGCCAATAATACCAACCGCATAGCGGAGTATTTCATTGGCTCGCCTCCTCCTCCCACAGATTCTTGATATCCCGGATAAATTACTTCCTCTTTTAGATCCCGACAACTTTAACAAATACCGATACTTTATTATCAAGGGCGGTCGTGGTGGCGGCAAGTCTCAAGGGGTTGCCCGCTTTGTCCTTTACTTAAACGAGAAATACAGTCTTCGCACTGTTTGCGGTCGTGAGACTCAAAATTCAATCTCCGAATCAGTCTACTCTCTTCTTTCGGATTTAATCCTTCAGTATCAATTGAATTTCGAAGTAGCTGCTTCTAAAATCTCATCCAGGGAAAAGTCAAGTGAATTGAATTTTAGAGGGTTTAGACAACAAGGAGCTTGGAATATTCAAGGTCTTGAAGGCGTGGACCTAGTTTGGATAGATGAATCTCAAGCTCTAACTAAACCAACGCTCGACGTTCTTATCCCTACCATCCGTAAAGAAAACGCAAAGATCATATTTACCATGAATCCGCACGTTCACAACGACCCCGTGATTGTAATGCTCGGCAAGCGCAAAGATTGTCTCGTGATAGACATAAATTATCTCGATAATCAGTTTTGCACCAATGCTCTTATCAACGAAGCTAACGAATGTAAGAAGCTTTCCGAGAAAGATTATAAGCATATTTGGCTCGGTGAACCTCTGGATCAATCAGAGGATTCATTATACTCTTTGGAAGATTTTGAGATTGGAAAGAGAGCCGCCCATATCCTTGCCAAAGGTTATGGCGTTCGTGTCGCGGGCTTCGATGTTGCGCGTTACGGTGACGACAAATGCGCCGCGTTCATCTTTCAACAGATGGGAGCATTGCATTGGGAAGAAATCTTTTGTGACGAGTGGGATCACAGGGATCTGAATTACACAACCGGACGCATACTAATGATCTGCAACGAACAGGGTGTTGACATGGCCGCTATTGACGAGGATGGAATAGGATCAGGACCATTTGACACGCTCTCCAAAGGCCGAGGACTCGAATACTTTGTGGGGTTTCGTAATCCAGGACTTAGTTATCAAGACAACAAGTCTTTTGGGAACACCCGCACCTTAAACGCCTATAAGCTTAAAGACGCTCTTGTGAATGGCCACAGGCACGTAAAGACTCAAAGAGCCATTGATGAGTGTTTGACTATTAAATATACCTTCGACCACAATCAAAGGCGTATCCTCGTATCAAAAGAAAAAATGAGGAAAGACGGGTTTAAGTCTCCAAACATCGCTGACGCAATTATAATGGCAGAGTCTTTAATCGGGCAGGTGAAACAAAAACAGGATAGACAATACGAACCGAACGTGCAACAATACGCTAAGGAAGATGATTTGTTTAAGCTTGCAGGGGTGAGATAATGGCAGTAGGAACAACAGCAGCGATATTGCTTGCACTTGGTGGAGGAGCAGCGGCAGGTTTCGGAGCTTCAAAGCTTATGTCCGGTGGCGGGAGTAAAGTATCTTCACCAATGTCTTTACCTCAACCTCCAAGCGCGGACGCCGCCGCAGGAAAAGCTGGGGAAGTGATAAAAAAGAAAAGAGCCGCCATGACCCAGAGCATTTACACCTCGCCTCTTGGGGTGGCTGGTGAAGCGCAGATCGCACGGAAGACGCTTTTAGGTCAATAAAATTGGCATACCTGTCATCGGGCGGATGATGCCTGGATACGCACCAGAGCTTTTAACGGTAGTGAAAATCTACTCTGCCATAAAATGAGGGTCGAGATATATTCCGAGAAGTATTTTTCAGATGTTGTTGGACTCATTGAAAAGTTTCACTCGGAATATCTAACGGATTATTACGGTCTACCGTTAAAAGACGCAATCACGGAAACGCTAATCAATTTTAAGGATTTGACGTTTCTGTTAATCAATAAAGACAAATGCGTTGGCGTTCTGGCTGGCGTGGAGATAAAGTCAAAGCTGAATGACGAGCGATTCTTTCAGGAGATTATTTGGTACGTTGAGAAACCTTATGGGCATTTTGGATTTTATCTCATTGAGAAAGTAAAAATTATGTTGAAATCGCTTGGGTTTAGTCATATTATCATGTCAGTCTTGGAGAGTATGAAATCCAAGCGGATTGAAGCAATTTATAACAAGCTTGGTTTTAAACCAATTGAAACGCATTATATTAGGAACTTGTAATGGGTTGGGCCGAACGGTGCAATCCAGACAGCGAATGGAATAGAAAACGAGCATTGAATATGTCTTCAAACGTAGCATCCCCAATTTCAAATAGTCCAATAAAACAGGTGTCGATTCCGGCCTCGCCGGATGAGCCTATGGTCATAGAGATAACCCCAAAGAGCATTTTCAAGCTCTTTAAGGAGTTCTTATGCCGTATGTTCAGGATCAATCCGTCGCCGCCAAGCCAGTCTCAAAGCCCCGCGCCGACGAGTTAATCCAGCAGTACGAACAAGAATTATCCAAACGCCGTAACTTTGAAAGTTATTGGCAGACCCTCCATGATTATTTCTACATCGAATCAGTCGACGTAAATAAAACCTATTCGATGGGCAATGAGCTTGACCCATCGATGCTTTGGGATTCTACGACCCTTGAAGCTTCGGATGTATTTGCGTCCGGGTTTATGAATTATCTCACTCCTCCAACTTCCAAATGGTCAAGACTTAGGTCCCGAGATCCCGAGCTTCAATCAAACGAAGCGGTCAGCGCATTTCTTGAAGACGTAATGAGTGAAGTCAATTACGCCCTCAATCGCTCAAACTTCTATGACCAGATGTTCCCTGCCTACAAATCAAGCGGAGTGTATGGGACTACCTGTCTTTTTGAAGAAGAAGACGTTGAAGATGATATTCGTTTCTACAATATGCCGCTAAAGCAGTGCGTGATCGTGGAAGACGCGAGAGGCCGCGTCTGCAAATTCTACATTGAGTTTGAGTACACCTCAGAGCAAGCCGCAGGCAAGTGGGGCGAGGATGCTTTATCCTCCGAGATGAAACAGGAGATTAGGGAAGGAAAAGGCCAATCCGTTAAGCATAAATTCTTACTTTTTATCGGTGAGCGCTATGCGCGTGAAATCCAAAAAGAAGACAAGCGAAACCTCCCAATCGAGGCCGTGTGGATTGACATTAAAGGCCGGATGATTGTGGATGAATCTGGCTACAACGAGTTTCCAGCGTTCGCGCATCGTTTTGACAGAAGGCCTTTTGTTCCGTGGGGTTTCTCTCCAGCTATGAAGGCTTTGCCATTTGCGAGGCTTTTAAACGCCATCGCAAAGACAAATCTCCGAACCATGATGAAACACACCGACCCCCCGATCGCCGTGCCTCACAACGCTTTTTTAGCGCCTTTCAACATGAACCCAAGGGCTATCAATGCCTATAAGAAAGAAGCGATGGACTCAGGTAAAGATATATTTGCCTTCGGGAACTTTGGAGATCCGGGTATTGGCCTTCAAGCCGTTGAGTATTATGCAAGCAAAGTAAAAGTTCTGATGTACCACGATGTATTTCTTGCTTTCTCGAACATCACAAAAGACATGAATAACCCTGAAATCATGGAACGAATCAATGAGAAAATGACAATGCTTGGTCCCGCTGTAGGGCGATACCTGGATGAAGTAATAAGCCCAATCATCCAAAGAACAATTGGAATCTTGGCACGACGCGGCAAACTGCCAGATCCACCGATTGAATTTCTGATGAGTTCCGGTTATGAGATTGATTTCGTTGGTGTTCTTGCTCAAGCCCAGCGCAGGGCAGAACTGAATACTCTTGTGACGGGTCTTACGATGATAGGTAACATGGCTCAGTTTTCGCCTGAAGTCTTGGATAAGATTGACCCTGACAAGGTCACAGATGAGGTTTGGTCTATTACAGGCGCACCCGTGAAGGTTTTAAGGGATGACGACGAAGTACGCCAGATTAGAGAAGGACGCGCCCAGGCCGCCTTAAAACAAGAAGAAATGGCTACTCTACACGCCGGCTCAGAGATTGCCAAGAACGCCGGGCAAGCTGACGCAGGGTTCGCCAAAGCGAAGGAAACTAATAAATGAGGTGGATAATAAAATGACAGACCTTAAAAGTATCGTCGCTGTAAAGGCTTTGCAGTCAAACCTCCGGGCTTCACTAGACACGCCGCAAGGAAAAGAGGTTATTGTTTTCTTGGAAGAAATTTGCGGGTGGTATGACTTTGAAGAGACTGACCCAAACATGATTTTAATCAAACACGGGAAGCGTCAAGTTTTAGCGACGATTAAGACGCTTCTTGAATTAACACCTGACCAAATCGTCGCAGTAGCACAACAAAAGGAGTTCTAAATGGATAATCCAGATCCGGGAATAACGCCGGGCAATCCCGACCCATCAACACCACCCGTAACACCGCCGGAACCAGTAGCGTTTAATTGGAAAGCCAGTTTAGCACCAGACCTTGCAAACGCGCCCTCAATGAAGAAGTTCGAGGATACAAAAGAAGGATTTAACGAAGCCGTTAAAAGTCATCTTTTACTCGAAAAGCTATTGGGATATGAAAAGGTTCCTATCCCAAAAAGTAAAGATGATGTAGTCGCTTGGGAGATTTTCTCAAAGGCTATGGGTATCCCGGAAAAGGCAGAGGGTTACGGACTCCCGGACGTGGAGATCCCGGAATCAATGAAGGGACTCGCTTTTGATAAAGCGAAGTTCTCTGAGATTGTCCATCAACAGAAGCTTACACCTGACGCTGCGAAAGGCTTGTGGGGCGCTTATACCGAAATGACCAAACAAGCTTATGCAAAAGCCATGAAAGACCAACAGGACAAGATAACTGGTCTCATCAACCAAATGAAAGGTGAGTGGGGTGATGCCTACCAGTCGAAAGTAGAATTGGGGCAGATGGTAATCAATAAGTTTTCTGAAAACCAAGAGACGAATGATTTCATCACAGCCACATTGTCTTCTGACCCGCGTGGAGTCAAGTTCCTTGCGATGATCGGTGATCAGTTCGCAGAGAATAAGATCGGTGAATTTAAGTATCAAAGGCATTCATTAACACCTGACGAAGCGCAAGCCGAGATAGATTCTATCCGTCGGGATATGAATCATCCGTACAACAACGAGAAAGCTTCTCGGGCTGAAAGAGACAGGGCGATTGATTTTGTAAATAATTTAATTGGAGTAGCAAGAAGACCCAGAGGATAAGCTTAAAAGCCCCCGAAGGTTTGAAGTGATCGGCCAGATAACTTGAAATAGCCTGGCAAGGTTCGCTAAAAGAGGCGACCCTCCTTGAGAGGACAATCAAATCCAAAGCTTGGTTAAACTCATAAAACGAGGAGGGGTCTTAAAATGGCGGATACCCAATCACTAGTTTATGCCCAGGCGTATGGCGCGAATATTATGCAGTTGGCACAGCAGAAATACGCGAAGCTTATGCCAATCGTGTACATTAAACCAAATGTCAAGGCAAAGGTCTTTTTTCAAGACCAGATTGGCAAATGGGCAATGTCCACGAAGGGTGGACGAAACGTCCAAACCCCCAACAACGATCCAAACCTGGGTCGCAGAAGGGGGACAATGGTTGATTACCACGACAATCGTATGCTCGACCGTGGTGATGAACTTCGTATGCTCTCAGATCCACGTTCCGCTTATACCATCGCGGCCGCGCAGTCTCTTGGCAGACAGATCGATACTGTCATCGCCAATCAGATCCTAGCGACGGCGAATACAGGCGAAACCGGATCTACCACCATCACGCTCGGAACTACCTCCATCGCGGCACACGTCAATCCAACACCCGGAAGTTCGACACAAGGCACGGCGGCAACGTTGACGTTCGCTCGCGTTAGGGCAGTCAAGAGGGTTCTGGACTTAGAGGATGTCGAAGAAGAAGATCGTTTCTTCGTCATTACTCCTCAAGGTCTGGACGCACTCTTGAATACCACCCAGGCGACTTCTTCGGACTATGCGGCTGTCAAAGCGCTTGTCCGTGGGGATATTGATACCTGGATGGGCTTCAAGTGGATCGTCTCGAACAACCTCTCGTCCTCCGGAACGGTGACGAGCTGCTTTGCAATGCAACGTTATGGTATTGCATTCGCAATGGGTGCCGAACCGCTTGTACGCACCGATGAACGTACTGACTTGTCATATTCGTGGCAGGTCTACTACGAGCTGAATATCGGCGCTGTCCGGTTGGAAGAAGCCCGTGTAGTTGAAGTTCAGTTAACGAGTGAATAATCCCTATAGGGGAGAGGAGTAGTTGAAATGGCAGAAGCAGCCAATGTAGCAAAGTACAACGCAGGTGGATCTGGCGATAACATTATCGCCGACGGTTATATCAAAACCGTGGAGAAGGTGTGGATCGATTCTTACACAATCGCATTCACGAATACCAATACCACGATTGATATCGCCGTATTGCCGGTCAACAAGAAGATCACTGGCATCGATGTTGAGATTCTAACTACTGGCTCGCATACTAGCGGGACGGTGTCGATTGGATTTTCAACCGATGCGAATGTGGATACATTCTTGACTCCGCATACGTTTACCCATAACCTGACTCGGTCGAGCATCAGTCTTCCGGGTGGTGGTGGCTATGCGGGTCCGACAACGACAGGCGTTTCGGTAGCGTTTTTAGGGGCATTCAGTGGGTATCAGTTCGTTACGACAGGGACGCAAGTCACCGTCTCGGTCAAGCTGAACAACTGGATCTCGACAATGACTACAGGAACCGTCAAGTCCATCGTTCGGTACACGTAACAAATAAAGATCGGCGGGGGGCGTTTAAAAAACGCTCTCCGTCTATCTTTTTAAGGAGCTTTCATGGCAACCTATACGACTGTAGGAATCGTGAACCATGCCCTTCTATTATGTGGGGCCTCACCCATCGTGGCCCTCACGGACGACACCGCGAACGCAAGAGCGGCTGACGCTGTTTATGAGAACGCCCGTAAAGGATTTTTAACTGAGTGCCGTTGGACATTCGCTCTTACACGGTCTACTCTTGCGACCGTCGCAACAACAACTTTTCCGTGGCTACATGATGAGGAAAACTACGCCTACACGCGCCCTACCGCCGCTTTAAGAATTTGGCAGATGAGCGATATCGAAGCGATATGGCGCGAGGAAGGGGATCTCATCATTTCAAACACGTCCACTCTTGGGACATTGTATACCTGGGATCACAACCAAGTCGGTTTGTGGAGGCCAAAAGCGATCATCGCTTTTATCGACAAGCTTTGCTCCGACATTTGTTTTATGATTTTAAACGACGCAAAGAAAGCCGAAGCGTTCCTAGCAAAATACCAAAAGGTGTCTCTACCGGCCGCAATGGCTGAGGAATCACAAACCGGAACACATCAAGAAGTGATTGATGATGCTTGGCTAAAATCCAAATACAGTGGCGCGGGTAACCCAGCGAGGTCATACAGCTAATGTCAGAAGCTAAAGATCCTAGACGAGTTTTAGAATCGAAAGACATGGAAGGGGCTGTCCTTTATGCTAAACGCATATCCTCCGATGCCGCAGACGCATGGCCTGTTTTAGCC